CGCGGTTCTGCTTTCTGCGCTGGCCATTAAGACGCTGACCTTTTTCAGTGAGCAGGATCCTCTGTCACTGCTGCAAAGGTGGCGGGGAGGAAACAATGGTAACGACTGACCCACTGGTGCTGACGAACGTCGCCGCCTGCACGATGATCGTGATCCGGCTGATGATGTTCCGCAAGCCGGGAGGGAAGCACAACGTATGGGCCTCCTGGCTGGCATACGTGATTATCCTGGCGTATGCGTCCGTCCCGTTCCGTTTCATGTTCGATTTCTATTTCCACGTCCACTGGGCGACCGTCATGTTGAATCTCATCATCTGCGCTGCAGTGTTCAAAGCGCGGGGAAACGTGGCGCGCCTGTTTAACGTACTGAGGCCAGAATAATGCGGATCAGCGATAAAGGCATTTCTCTTATCAAGCAGTTTGAAGGCATGCGGCTGACAGCCTATCAGGACAGTGTGGGCGTCTGGACGATTGGTTATGGCTGGACACAGCCAGTGGACGGCAAACCGATCCGCTCTGGTATGACCATCAAAGAAGAAACCGCCGAGCGCCTGCTGCGCACCGGGCTGGTGGGTTACGAAAACGACGTGTCGAAGCTGGTGAAGGTGAAGCTGACGCAGGGGCAGTTTGATGCGCTGGTTTCGTTCGCCTATAACCTCGGTGTCCGGGCGCTGTCGACTTCCACGCTACTGCAAAAGCTTAACGCTGGCGATTACGCTGGTGCTCCTGATGAGTTCCCGCGCTGGAATAAGGCTGGTGGCAAAGTACTGCCGGGACTGACGCGGCGTCGTGAAGCAGAGCGCGCGCTGTTCCTCTCGGACAGCAAAACATGATTTCCAGCTGGAAAGCCACCGCGGCACTGCTTTTACTCGCCGGCGTATTATCCATCGCCTGGACAATTAACCATTACCGCAATAACGCGATCACCTTCAAAGACCAGCGCGATAAGGCGACGGTAAGGGCCAATTCATCTGAGGCGATCACCAACAACGTGATCACCGCGATCAACCTCATTCGTGACATCTCACAGGCTACGCAGAATGCTAAGAACGAACTGGCTGAAAAGGGCGAAACACGCATTGTCTACATCAGGCAGACACTTGAAGGCGACTCATGCGCGAAGCGGCCTGTTCCTTCTGCCGCTGCTGACAGCCTGCGGGAGTACGCAAACAATTTACGCTCCCGCTCCAGTGGCACCGATAAGCGCTGACCTGACCACAGAGACGCCGATCCCCGGAATGTCGGTCCCCTTCACATGGCAGGCAAGTCTGGAGTTAAACGCTCAGCTTTATACGGCGTTGGGGCAGTGCAATCTGGATAAGGCGGGGATTAGGCGAATAGAAGCGTCGAGAGCTAAAGCTTATTCAACCAGTAAAGCAGAATAATGATTTTTGTGATGAGTGAGACAATTAGTTCGGCGACAATCAATGAATTTTCGATGTTCATAAAACCTCTCTTTGTTAGGTAAACGCGAGGCCAGACATTGGCTTCTATTGTGCTACCTAATAGGGGAGAAGAATCAGCAAGGAGAGTTTGTGTACTGTAGTAGACAAATGGCGAAGCATTAAATCTCTCCGCTCTATCTATTGTGTTGAGGAAAAGGCTCCCATGACCGACATCTACGAAATCAACATCACCACTCAGGACGGCGAAGAGTACGCCGGACGGAATGACTTTCGGTGACAGCGTTCAGCTCAGCGCGCAGTTATACGGGCTGGTGGGGCAGTGCAATATCGATCGTGCTGCCATTCGGCAGATTGAAGAGAACAGGCAGTATGTTGCTGGTGGGCTGAAAAAAATGTCCCCTCCGAAATGAAATCCAGCACTTCGGAAGGGAGACCAAAACGGTCGCTCGTTACGTATAACAAGCGAAGCATAGTGCAAACTGGATAAATAGATATACAACCTAAGCTAAATCAGTAGGTTTCTTATTTACTTTTTGATTTGCGTTGTCTTCGCTGATTGTTTGCGCAAAAAAAGCCCTCCAGGTGAGGGCTGCAATAAATACATGCTTGATTTGAACGGTCACGTTTTGAAACTACGACGAGCTCATCCATGAGCTATCCCCTGGTGTGGGTAGGAGCCACGTTGGGGTGCTTTAAATTTTGCACAATATCCTGATACAGCAAGCGTAAGCGGTTGGTATTCAGATAAATCCTGGTGATAAACCTAACGCAGTGCTTTGAAAAGAGGCTTTATGAGCGAAGCGAAACCACAAGACGGCAGCACCGTTAAAGGCTACCGCACTTTAACTGATGGCGACATTGAGCGCATGAATCGCCTCAAAGGGGTCAGTCGCCATTTCTGCAACCTTCTCGATACCGAACGTGAAAACGTAAGCGCTGAGCTTTCTGAGACAGCGAATCACTCTGTTGAAGCGCAGGAAGCTGCGCGCTGCCTGGCTATTGCCCGCACCAAAATGCAGGAAGCCTGCATGTGGGCATGTCGTGCTGTTGCACGCCCCGAGGCAGACTGCTGAGTTCATCACAAGCGCATTTTCGAGTGCGCCTGATGGTGATAAATTCATATCTCTGCATGAACTGGAGATAGAATATGAAGTGGAATAGCATAGATTCGAATAAGCCAGAACCACTTAAGCTTTTAATTGTATCCACAGATAAAGGCTTAGGATTTGCGACCTACAATCCGATTTATAAAACTTTCGATGTTCTGAGAATCGAAGGAAATACTCAATATAGCAATTACACCGTGTCTCACTGGATGTACTTGCCAGAAAGGCCTAACAACTAACCGACTTCAGGCGGTTTTTATTTAATCACATGCAAAGCCACTGGCATCCGCTGGTGGCTTTTTTATTGCGCCTCGCATGCGCTAAACAATCGAGAGTCTTTCAGTCGTGAGCCTGGGGAAAGATGCTTTCTCGGGCGGCTGTCCCATGCGACAGGCTCACATCTAAAAGGAAGCTTTATGCAGGTCACTATCGATGGTGTCCCGTACGCGCCTGTTTGCAAGCCGGCCACCAGCCGGATCGGCATAGCCATTACTACCCATAATCGCCATGACGTTCTAATACGCGCACTTGAGCATCAATTTAAGCATTTGCCAGCCGGTGCGCTGCTCGTAGTAGTGGATGACGGATCCTCCCCGCGCGTGGCTTTTCCTGATGGTGTTGAAGGATTGAGGAGTGACCTGTCACTAGGCATAGTCGCTGCTAAAAACGCAAGTCTTACCGCGCTGATGGATGCCGGGTGTGAGCACCTTTTCCTGTGGGACGATGATGCATGGCCGATTGCTGATGGCTGGTGGCTGCCTTACATCGAATCACCCGAGCCACATCTGGCTTATCAGTTCCTCGATCTGGCTGGTGCGCGCAAACTGCACGACATCGCGGTGCTGTATAGCGACGATCAGCATATCGCCTACACCGGCCAGCGCGGTGTCATGCTCTACTACCACCGCAGCGCGATTGAGCGTGTCGGCGGCTTCGACCCGATTTATGGTCGCGGCATGTATGAGCACAGCGATCTGGCCCTGCGCATCCACAATGCCGGCCTGACGTCGTGGGCGTTCGCTGATGTGGCTGGCTCTGAAAATCTGATTCACTCCCTTGATGAGCATGAGCTGGTGGAGCGTTCGGTGCCACGCCCGGATCGGGAAGAGCAGGTTAAGCGCAACGTCAGGATTCACAACGAGCGCCGCGACAACGGTTACACCGGCTACGCCCCGTATCGACCGCAACGAAATGTGGTGATCACCACACTGCTGACCAGTGAGCCCGACCCGCAGCGCGGTACCAGAATGACAGCCTCACCTGACCTTCTGGCGAAGTGGGCTGCATCATTGCGCGGTTGCAAACGGGTTGTGCTTGCTGATGAGCTGGCGAACTCGCCGGCAGATGTCGAACTGTGTCGCGTTCCCGCCGTGAAGATGAACATTTACTTCCGGCGCTGGCTGCATATCTGGCAGCACCTTCGCGAACACCCTGAATATCATCTCGTCTGGTGCACTGACGGTACCGATGTCGAAATGCTCCGCGAGCCGTGGGCAGATATGGTGCCGGGCATGGTGTATGTCGGCTCTGAACCAAAGACCTACGCCGATGCCTGGGCACGCCAGCACCATCCGGAGCGCATCTATCAGGCCTTCCTCGATGAGCATCGCAACGATGTGATGCTGAATGCCGGCCTGCTTGGTGGCCTGCGCGCTGACGTGATGGAGTTTGCGCATGGCATAGTGCGCCTTTATTACCTGCTGGAGTGTCACCGTTTCTGGGAGACAGAGAAAGCAGCAGCGGTCGGCGATATGCTGGCCTTTGGCATTGTTGCTAAACGCTTTGGCGATCGCATCGTGACAGGGCCGCAGGTGCATACCATTTTCAAATCTGACGGCATCGGTAAGGAGTGCGCCTTTTGGAAGCACAAGTGAAATTCGTTGTGGTCGGACATCACGCCCGGCGAGAGGAGGCCGAAAGGCTGGCTGACTCTCTTGGCGCTCACCTGTTGATGGACGAGCACGACAGGGGTGCCAACTGGAATCACCGCCGCGCGCTGGTGTGGGCTGGTGAGCAGGCGTGCCGTGTGGTCGTTCTGGAAGATGACGCGTTGCCGGTTGCGGGGTTTGAGGAAAAGGTTGCTGACTGGCTGGACTGCTTTCCTGACCAGCTCTGTTCTTTCTACCTTGGCACGGGCCGCCCGCCGCAGTACCAGCTTGAGATAGCGACAAAGCTCATCGCTGCTGATCGCATCCGTGCCGACCACATCACTATGCAGCGTCTCATGCATGCTGTCTGCTACAGCGTGCCGCCAGGTCTGTTACCTGATCTGCTGTCACGCTGGGACGCGGGTAAGGCTGCTGACTTCGCCGTGGGCGATGCCTGCGGCGGCCCGGTTATCTATCCCTGCTGCTCACTGGTGGATCATGCTGACGGCGATCCCGTTGAGAAGCATCCCGATCGTCAGCCCCGCCACGAACGGCGACGGGCCTGGAGGTTACATGGCTAAGCTAACGACCCTCAAACCACGGCTTAAGGTCATCGACACCCGACGCATCAAACCCGTTTACGGTGAGCAGCGGCGTATCAGTGGCAGTGTGCGTGTGGGGCTTAAGCGCCGGCTTTGGGTACGCGATGGCGGACATTGCTGTATGTGCTCACGCGTTGTTGATCTGCATGAGAGTGAGCTTGACCACCGCATCGCGCTGCAGTTCGGCGGCGACAACTCTGAGCGCAACCTCTGGACGCTCTGTAAGGACTGCCACGCCGGAAAATCAGCGCGCGAAGCAGCCACGGCCAGTCCGGATGATGAAGCCCTGAAACATGCCGTGCCGGAAGGCGCTGACGGGCAGGGAACGGTCATATTTTGATTTAAATGAAAATGGTTATCATTTAATTGCTAAATTAGTTGCATTTGTAACTATTTCATTTGAAATGATAATTATTCTCATTACCGGGGGGGGAGGGCTCAAAAAAAAGTCGATCACCCTGTACACCGCCCCCTCCCTCACGCAGAGAAAAAATCCCCTTCTGGAGGGTATAAACATGTTAACAGCGCAGAAGCGAAAATTCGCGGTGGCGCTGATGTCCGGCATGTCT